CCCCCCTCTGCCTCTGCCGCCCTCGGCGTGGGCCAAAATCCAACACCGATCGCGTCTTTGAGGGGAGTCGACGGAGCAAGCCGGAATAATAAATGCCCTTGCTTGGTAGTCTTCTCCTTCCAGGTCAGAAAGCACTTGGTCGAGGCCCATGCTGACATGACCAGCAACATTCTCTCCAATGACCCAAGTCGGCCGTTTGCGTCGGATGATCTCAAACATTGCTGGCCAGAGATGGCGGTCGTCAGTATCGCCTCGCTTGAGGCCGGCTCCGCTGAATGGCTGGCATGGGTATCCGCCAGTGATGATGTCGACCTCTCCGATTGCGTCGAATTTTTCTGCATCTTTTACGTCCTCAATGATTGGCACCTCTGGCCAATGTTTTTTAAGTACACGCTGACAAAACGAGTCGATCTCACAAAAGGCGATCGTCTCAAAACCAGCTCGATTCAACCCAAGCGCAAAGCCACCAATTCCGCTAAACAGATCTAGGTGTCTCATAGCTTGAAATACCCCTCAGGAAAGATCCCTTTCTTAAAGAACCGGCGCAGTAGTTTATCGACTACATAACTGACAGCCAGGAAGCTGCCGTACATGCAGACAAATACCCAAAGGTATGCAAAGGCTTCTACAATATCCATTAGTCTTGATTCCTCTCGATCACAGCAATGTCCTTGGCGCGCACCACTGCGGCGCGCTTGTTGCCATTGGCAGCTGGTTTCAAACGTAAGACCAGGGCATTACGACCCCGGCCCATGAAGCCGGTGACAACACCGACTTCTCCATTCAACATAGTGACCTTGTCACCGTAGGTTGCGTCGATCACGCAGCCTCCTTGTCCATTAACTTGCATTCCTCGGCGCGTTGTTTGTAGTACGCAGCGCTCTGGAACTCAACGAAGGCAGTGCAGTAGTAGTTGACGTCAAAGTAGTCAACCTGGATCTCGCTGCCGTCGTAGTTGAACCGCAACCCAATTGCCCTGGCTTTCTCTTGCGCGTCGCGCAACTCATCAGTCCAAACGATTGGGCGGTACTCACGCTCAAATTCTTTTGGATTTTCCTGGGCAAACCGGAACCCGTCAGGCACATCTTTGATCCCAATGTTTAAGCTCTGACCACCGGCGTAACGCTCGATGCGAACCGCGAACTTGAACTCAGGCATCTCAGCCTTCAACATTTTGCGCACCTCTTTGGCAATGTCCTTGATGTCCATGCCCTCTTTGTATTCCGCGCCGTAAACTCTTTCGTACATTTTTCTCACTCCAATTAACTAACTCAGTCTTCATATTGAACGCTTGTTCAACATAAATCAACAATTATTTCTCCCACCACAACAAGGTGTTACCCACTACCTTACTGGCAATGCCTGGGCGCCCGATCATGTTGTCCAAGAACCAGGCGATCAACGCCTCCGGGTCTTCAAAGTCGACCCGGTTCACAATCATTCCGCGCACTGCAATTTTTTTCTCTTTCATCACACCATCCCCTTCACAACAGCAATGACACGGCCATCGGCCATGCCCTTCTTTCCGACGCCCTCAAANGTCATGTCAGCCATCATGTCGCCGGCAGCATTAGTGCCGACCAACTTGGCCAAGTAAGCGTCCAAATCATTGAACCGAGTAAAGGCTTCTACTGGCTCATCATCAATCAAAATAACGTATTGTTTCATCATTGAATCCCCGCTGCCGCGCCGAACTTCTCGGCGTCTTCTGCTTTTCTGAACCGGACATAGAGCTTGTTGTCGTAGCCGGCGACGGTCTGGTAGTCACCGGCACCAGGCAACATCTCACCTGTCACTGGACACATCTCAATGAACGGCGCTTCCTTGAACCCAAGGTCAGCCATCACAGCATTGAAAACTGCGTCGTCAAACATTGGCTGGTCACCATCCAAATACTGGGCCAACCCTTTGTACGGCGCCCAACACTCAGGCACCTGCACACGATATGGATAATTCATCTCACTCTCCTCCTGGGGCGCTCACGCGCCCGCCTTCATGTCTTTGATGGCTTCTTCAGCGACGTAATTTTTCGCCACAATGTAAGCCGCGTTAAGCGCCTCATCACCAAGTGCCTTGCCGTTGAAGGCTTTGTAGGCACCAAGACCAGCGAACAAGTCGCTGTCACACTTGATGTACCCGCGACGCTTAGCAACCCGGCCAAACTCACGCATCATCTCAACAGCCAAATCAATTTTCATCGCTCACTCCTTTCCAAACCAGTCTTGATATTGAACGATCGTTCAGACAATTGCAAGCATTTCATGCAACTTTTTGCTTGATCGACTAAATCGTCAGGAGTAGAGTTGCCCAAACAGAACAAGTAAGAGGCGATTCATGGGCGCAATGTCCCGACGCAAGGGAGCTGCTTTTGAGAGACAAGTGGCTATCCTGATCCGAGATCATCTCGGGTACGAGTGCAAGCGAAACCTGGAGCAATACCAACAGGGCGGAGACGATCTGTCGGGTGTGCCTGGGTGGAGTATCGAATGCAAAAGGTACGCGACCTGCGTACCCTCGGACATCAAGCTCTTCTGGCTGCAGTGTGAAGCACAAGCAGCGGCCAAAGGGTTGCGCCCAGTTCTCTTTGTTCGACAAGACAGGAAGCCGATCCAGGTGTTTATCAACTGGGTCGGTCCTGGTCATGACTGCTTTGAGCAGCATGACATACGAAGCGTCGCAGAAATAAGTTTCGACTTATGGTGCGGCATAGTCAGAGAAATAGGAGAAGAGAATGCTAGGACTTAGCGATTCAACTGCGGAGTATTTCCGCTTCAAGCCATCAGTCAACGCTTGGGTCGTTGACGGAGACGAGATCGAGTTCAAGGGCATGGGCATTGACCCAAGCAGCCTGAAGACTGGATGGGGGAAAATACAAGAGGGAGTGGCACCCGAGTGGCAATGGGACGAACGCCCTGGCGTCAAGTCACCGAATCCAGGTGAAGGATTCAAGCGTGGATTTAGCGTCAAGGTGTACATCAAAGACTACGGATGGCGTGAATGGACTACGACAGGCAGCGGACCCAAGATGGGNCTTGAGGCTGTCTGGCCGGCAATCCACAACGGCGCTGCAAGTAACCAGGACAAGATGGCAATGGTTGCCTGCCACGGTGCAAAGGCAGTTGCCATTGGTAAAGGTACGACCCGCGTACCAGAGTTTGAGCTGAAAGGATGGAATGACAAACCAGCCGAAGCAGCACAACCAGCTCCTGTTCAGGAGACTACTCCAGAACCCCAGGCAGCACCCCAGCCTGATTCGTCTGACGACGATTGGAAGTTCTGAACCTTTAGCCCCCTGCGGGGGGCTTTTTTTATTGGGGTGATTTATGCACAAATACGCAGAACACATTGTCGAAGTTGCACAGGAGCTGTGGGGCGACATCAATAAAAAGATGTCTCATGGGCATGAAGTGCGATTCGGCAGCTACGGTTCAAAGAGCGTCGACAAAGAGAAAGGCGTCTGGACCGATCATGAAACAAATGAGTCTGGAGGATTCGTTGATCTGTGCAAGATTGCGTATCCCGAGGCCAATGGACACTTGGCTGACTTCCTGGAGAAGCGATTCGGCATGGACAAAGATCCAACCTTTGCGCCGAAGAACAGGAACAAGATCACAACCTACGACTACATCGGTGACCACGGTGTTTTGGTGTACCAGGTTGTCAGGACGGACTTTGCAGATGGAAAGAAAACATTCAGGCAGCAGCGACCCGACGGACAAGGCGGCTGGGTCAGTAGCATCAAAGGTATCGAGCGAATCCCGTACAACCTTCCTGAGGTACTTCACCACAGTAAGCGGTGGGTATGGGTGGTCGAGGGAGAGAAATGTGTTGAACGGCTCAGAGATCTCGGGATCGTTGCCACTACCAACAACGGAGGCTCCGGTAACTGGGGCGACGAACACTCCAAGTGGCTCAAAGACCGACAGGTCATTGTGGTACCAGACAACGACGAGGCAGGACGAAAGCATGGCGCTAAAGTGGTCAACAGCCTTCTACCGATCGCTAAAGAGGTCAGGCTCCTAGATTTATCCAAGGAGCTGCCAGACAAAGGCGACATCGTTGACTGGCTCGACTCAGGTAAGACAAAGCAGCAGCTTATTGGAATGGTCAAGACAGCGCCGTCGATCACTGAGGCGATGCAAGATCCAGGTGAGATTGAGCAGGACGAGATCGAAGTCTACAGGACAATGGCTCTCGGTGAGCTGATGTCAATGCCGCCGGTGCAGTTCCTGGTTGATTCTTTGTTCACCAGGCATGGCTTCAGTGTCATGTATGGCCCGCCTGGATGCGGCAAGACGTTTCTGGCTTTGGACATCGCTCTGTGCGTCGCATCAGGGAGTGCCTTCCACGAGATGCCGGTACAGCAGGGCAGCGTCCTGTACATCGCCGGCGAAGGTGTTGGCGGTATCGGGAAGCGTGTCAAGGCATGGCTGGAACATCGTGGCAACGGAGTCACAGAGAAAGAGCTGCCGTTTTATGTCCTGCCAACTGCAGTTGATTTCACCAGCCCCACAGACGTGGAGAAGCTGAAGGCAACCATACAGCTGCTTGAAGAGCGAGCCGGGGGTTTTAGCCTGATCGTGGTTGACACAGTCGCCAGGGCATTACTCGGCGCAGATGAAAACTCAGCTACCGACATCGGTAAGTTTGTGAAGACATGCGACGTACTCAAGCAGAGTTACAACGCTGCGCTCCTTGGCATCCATCACAGCGGCAAGGACGGCAGCAGAGGCATGCGTGGATCAAGCGCACTCCTGGGAGCTGTAGATACCAGCATCCAGGTCAAGAAGTCTGGAGCCGTCCTTACGGTAGTCACAGAGAAGCAGAAGGACGCAGAGCCAGCTGAGGATCTTTTCTTCCAGATGGAGACTGCAGAGGTCGGCATGATCGGTGGAGAGACTAGCGTATATCTTCAGAAGGTCACGGCTGATGCTGTTGCAGCTGATGGTGCATCGTTCAATGAGAAAGAACTCAAAGCGATGAACTGTCTACGCGACGCAACGGACAGAAATGATGTGATCAGTGTGGAAGTTGCCAGGGACTCTTTCGTCTTCTGGCTGCTTGAAAAGGAAGGCTTGGACGTCACCGACAAGAAGGCAAAAGATCGCGCAAGAAAAGCGTGGGGTCGTGCAATTTCTGCGCTAGAAAGTGCGGACATTGTGGTTGTCCAGGCTGGAAATCGAAAAATCGAGTGGGTGAAGGAAACGGACACGCTCGGACACGGAACGGACAAAACATGAAAACGCTGAAAGCCTTGTGTGGCGCGGGATACAGAGATTCGCGGACAAACGCGGACACGGAACGGACACAATCTGGGACAAAGACTGGGTGCGGACGGACACGGACAAACACTATAGTTTGTCCTGTCTGTCCACATCTGTCCGCCGGTGTCCAGGGAGATGAAAAGTGAGAGAGTGGAGTAAACCAGTTCAGGCAGCTATTGAGTCGTTTATGACAGCTGAGAACCAGATGAACAAGAAGTGGGGTTGGTATGCCTGGTTCAAGATGACGACTCCTGAGATTGCGGCGAAGTATCAAGGAGCTAGGGAACGGTATCTGACGATCACAGATCCTACGCAAAAGATTGAGGCAGCGCAGAACCTGGTCAGGGGATTGAAGGCGATCGATGACCAGCTCTGTGAAGCAGGAGTGGGTGATGTGTTCTACCTGCAAGCCAGGATCGCAGGACGCAACTATTACTTTGTCAATGACAAGCTCGACATGCAGCGCGTTATCCCATTGATGCGAGGCAAAGATCCAGTGGTCTACATGTTGGAAGAGATTGTCACGATCATCGAGGCGCATGGCACAGACACAGCCGACACGATCAAGGCAGCCTTCCCGAGTGCCGANGTNAGAAGCATTCAGTTCAAACACAACCAGGAGCAGTTAGACGATGAAATCCCCTTTTAAGGATAAGCCNAACATCAGGCGCTATTGCATCATTCCTGCAAGAGCCATGCAGGATGAATCGCTGAACCGAGGTGATCTGCGCGTACTCGCTTGTCTTGGGATGTACGCAAACAAGTACGGCGTGTGCTGGCCATGTCAGATGCGCATCGGCCAACACCTGGGCGTGCATTACGTTTGGGTCAGCAAGTGTGTGAGCAGCNTGATCAAGAAGGGATACGTCAGGAAGCTAGAAGCCAGGAAGTATCCACCAAAGATCAAGAGGCGCAGCAACAAGACTGTGAACCGCTACCAGATCCTTTGGGAAGGTAACGATCCATTACCATCGAAAGAGCAGTTCTGGGCGCCACAGCCCACGTTTGCTGCGATGGAGGACGATGACTTGCACGAGACGACAGAGCATATGCAGTCAGGGGTTAAAGGGGACTCAGGCAACGACTATCAGATACTCGCACAGGCATTCAGGAGCGCGGTCGAGAAGAGCTGCGGCGTGCATCGCCTGGCTGAACCCAGCCTCAAGTCAGCAAAAGTCCTTTGGGATCAAGGAGTTACAGTCGATGAGGTGCGTGATCACACCATCGCATTCGTGCAGCAGGCATTGAAGTCAGGACGCACTCCGCCATTGACTCTCGACCAGGTTGCAAAGTGGTCAGGGCTGTACAAGAAATGATCAATCTGTTCAATAAATGCGCACAGTTATCCACAGGTTGAAGAACCCTATGTTAATCAACAACTTACAAAAGGGCCAATGTCGCGTAATCATATTTATGTTAAAACTTGTGCAGTGCAGCACGATGGGGGCTGTGGATTGCGCCAGGAAAAAAGGCACCCTTACCCCTCCCCCCGTCCGACATAGCGCGGGGGGATCTCGCTCAAAATTTTTCGGAAATCCAATGGGAGAAGTAAAGTGAAAGACGTTATTAACCCAAACCACTACCAGCGCGATGGCATGGAGTGTATCGACGCAATCGAAGCAGCGGTGCAAAACCTCAGCGGCGCGGAAGCCTACGCTACCGGCTCTGCGATCAAGTACCTGTGGCGCTGGAAGGAGAAAGGCGGGCTGGACGATCTCAACAAAGCTAAGTGGTTTATTCAGAGAATGGTTGATCACCTTGAAGAGATAGAGTATCAGGAAGAGCTAAAAGCCGAAGCTACACTATTTGAGATTGCGAGAAGGCTATGATGAATTATTACAACGTGTTTGAAGATGGGAAGTACATTACTGTTGTCAAGGCAATGTCTCCAAATGATGCCTGCCGCCAGGTGTATATGAAACGGGGAAGCGCTTCACGCTATTCTGGGAAAGGGATTGATAACTACTCAGCAGAGAAGGTCAGGATATGACAATGATCAGCCTAGAAGGATTTGACAACTGCGTCGCGGGGATCGCGTTCGGCTGCGGAGAACCTGACAGGCTGGTTTACGATACGGCAAAGATATACGGCAAGCTGCAATCTGAAATGGATCTGACGTTTGACGAGTCGATCAAGTTTTTCGACAACATCATCCTGCCGTTGGTTATGGGTCCAGGCGCCCCATTGTTTTTAACTTTCGCCGACATGGACGAAATCAAAGAGGTACATTGCAATGTCCAAGATGACAGTGCGGGAAGCGCGTAAAGTCCTGGCGATTGGGTCAGACGACGAAAAGGAAGCAGTCAAACAGGAGCTGCAAGCGATCGCAGCGTCTAATGTGACTGATGTACTGCAGTGGACGCAGTCTGGTGGTATGGCGCTGCTCGCGTCGAAAGACATTCCGGTACATGTGCAGAAGGCAATCAAGAAAGTAAAGGTTACGCCCAATCAGTACGGCAACGCGATTGAAGTCGAGATGCATGACAAGCTATCAGCGCTGCGCGTGTTAGCTAGGTATCATGGACTAACTGAGCCAAACAGTGATTCAGATAGTCGGCCGAGTATTTTGGGAATCAATTTGAAAGGTCCAGAAGTGACCACCTACGAGGTATTAGAAGATGGCGAGAGCAACGAACGCGACGGATCAGAGCCAGCGATCGACCCGACGCAGAAGGGCGCCGACGGACAGGAAGATCTCTTCTGAGGAAGCGCTCGGTAATCTCAACCTAGATTTCTCAGGCGCGCCGACAACCTGGAAGTTTCTGCACGACGATTCGTTTGTGCGTGGGCTGATGGGTCCGGTCGGTAGCGGCAAGTCTTACGGCTGCGCTGCCGAAATCATGCTGCGCGCCGTCAAGCAGCCACCATCGCCAAAAGACGGGGTTCGCTACTCTCGGTTCGTCATCGTGCGGAACTCATACCCTGAACTCAGGACCACAACGATCAAGACCTGGCTTGAGCTATTCCCAGAGAACATCTGGGGTCCGATGCGCTGGTCGCCACCAATCTCGCATCACATTAAGCTACCAGCCCGAGGCGACGCAGCCGGTATCGACTGCGAAGTGATCTTCATGGCACTTGATCAACCAAAAGACGTGCGCAAGCTCTTGTCGCTTGAGTTGACCGGCGCCTGGGTGAATGAGGCACGAGAGTTGCCGTTAGCTGTCGTACAAGGGTTGACACACCGTGTCGGCCGTTATCCAACCAAGTCAAACGGCGGTTGTCCCTGGCGCGGTATCTGGATGGACACCAACCCGATGGACGATGATCACTGGTGGTATCGCCTGTCAGAGAAAGAGCCGGTGCGTGGTAAATACAAGTGGGAGTTCTTCAAGCAGCCAGGTGGCGTGATCGAGGTGCCGAGTTCTGATCCCGAGGCGATCCCAGCTGCCGGCAAGAACTGGAAAGTCAACCCTGCAGCCGAGAACATCAACAACCTGCCACCTGGCTACTACGATCAGCAGCTCGGTGGTAAGAACCTGGACTGGATTCGCTGCTACGCCGGCGGCGAGTATGTGTACGTCCAGGAAGGTCGTCCGGTTTGGCCTGAGTACGATGACTCGACCATGTCAGCTGAAGACATACAAGTCGACCCGACGCTCCCGATTCACATCGGGCTTGACTTTGGTTTGACACCTGCAGCGGTGTTTGGACAAAGAACGGCATCGGGTCGCTGGAATATCCTCAAAGAGATCGTGACTGACGACATGGGCTTGGAAAGATTTGGGTTGATCCTACTGAACGAGATCAACGTCAATTATAGCAAAAACGATATATTGGTGTGGGGCGACCCTGCCGGTTCAAAGCGCGATGAGATCTTTGAGGTGACTGCATTCGATCACCTAAAGACCATCGGACTCAATGCAAGGCCGACAGCCAGTAACGACTT